TGAATCCCGAGGATCAGGGGATTATCAAGCGTAATTGGGTGAATTTGTGGCCTGCCAACAAGCCATTGCCGCCGTTTGAGCACATTGTGATGAGTTTGGACACGGCATTTACGGAGCAGACGCGGGATAAGAAGACTTCGGATGCTGACCCGAGTGCCTGTGTGGTGTTGGGATTGTTTTACGACAAGGAAAAACCGGCCATTTTGCTGTTGGATTGTTGGGAAGATCGGTTAGGGATGCCGGATTTGATCAAGCGGATACACCGTGAGCGAGAAGTTTTTTACGGTGGGGAAGAGCAGAGGCCGGTGATCAAGCCGATGTTTGGTCCAAATCGCACGCAGGGGTATGGGAGACGGCCTGACACGATAGTGATTGAGGACAAGGGGTCAGGAATTAGTCTTCGGCAGATGTTGGCGCGAGAGGGGATCATGGCGCATGCGTATAACCCCGGCAAAGCGAGCAAATTGACGCGTTTGCACATGGTGAGCCATCTTTTCGCCTCGGGAATGATTTGGTTTGTGGAGTCGGAGAAGCGCAAGGGGCAGGTTCGGTCGTGGGCGGAGCCGTTGTTGTACCAGTTGTGCGCGTTTTCGGGTGAAGGGAGCATACGGCACGACGACTTGATGGACGCTTGCACACAAGGTTTACGTTTTCTGGCGGATAAAGATATGATAAGTGTGAGCAAGCCCAAGCCGTTGCAGCCTAGGCTGATTATTAACGAGCGCCCGAGGTCGAATCCCTATGGCATCTGAGAACGAGAACCCGATGGAAGAGGCCCAAGAGGATTTGGGCGAGATGTTTGAACTTCCGGAAGAGATTTTGGACGTTGAGGACACGGAAGACGGTGGGGCGATTGTTGTTTTGGAGGAAGAAAGCACTACTCCGGCTGCGGAATCCGAGTTTTACGCCAATTTGGCTGAAAAGCTCCCAGAAGGGGAGATGGACGACATTGCCCAAGAGTTTTTGGGGGTGATTGAGAAGGACAAAGAGGCGCGAAAGAAGCGCGATGAGCAGTATGAAGAGGGGCTTAGGAGAACGGGACTTGGTGATGACGCACCGGGCGGCGCTCAGTTTCAGGGCGCAAGTCGGGTTGTGCACCCCATGCTTACTGAAGTCTGCGTGGACTTCTCTGCCCGCGCTATTAAGGAGCTTTTCCCGGCAGCGGGACCCGTTAAAGACTACATCATAGGCGAAGAGACGCCGGACAAGATTGCCAAGGCGCAGCGCAAGACGAATTACTTCAATTGGCAGTTGACCCAGCAGATGCCGGAGTTCCGTGCGGAGTTGGAGCAGCTTTTGACGCAGGTTCCGCTCGGTGGTGCGCAGTATTTGAAGTTGACATGGGATGCGAACAAGAAGCGCCCGGTGCCGTTGTTTGTAGCGATTGACGATGTGTACTTGCCTTTTGCGGCAACGAACTTTTACTCGGCTGAGCGCAAGACGCACGTTCAGTATGTGACGCAGATTGAGTATTTGCAGCGCGTGCGTTCGGGCATGTATCGGGATGTGGACCTTGCGCCGACGACGGCGGACCCTGATGTCAGCAAATCCGAGAAAGCGAACGACAAGATTGAGGGCCGTGACGCGCAGGCGTATGACACGGACGGGTTGCGGAAGATCTTTGAGATTTACGCCATTGTGGATCTTGAAGAGGACTACGGATTAGCGCCGTACATTCTGTCGATTGACAAGACGACGGGTAAGGTGTTGTCGATTTACCGCAACTGGCAAGAAAACGATCCGACGCTTGAAGAGATGCAGTGGATCATTGAGTTTCCGTTTGTGCCGTGGCGCGGGGCGTATCCGATTGGCATCCCGCAGATGATTGGCGGTATTTCGGCAGCGGCGACGGGTGCGCTGCGGGCGTTGTTGGACAGTGCGCACATTGCGAATTTCCCCGGCATGTTGAAGTTGAAGGGTGGCCGGGAGGGCGGGCAGTCCGAGCGCATTGATCCGACCGAGGTGAAGGAAATTGAGGGCGGCGCGTTCAGTGACGATATTCGCAAGATTGCGATGCCGTTGCCGTTCAATCAGCCTTCGCAGGTACTTTTTGCGTTGCTCGGCTTTTTGGTGGACGCGGGCAAAAACGTCGTGCGCACCACCATGGAGGAGATGACGGACTCCAGCGCGAACGTGCCGGTGGGGACGCAATTGGCGCGTGTGGAACAAGGCATGGTGGTCTTTAGCGCCATTCATGCGCGATTACACGATTCGATGGGTCGGATGCTGCGGGTTTTGCATCGACTCAATGCGATGTATCTGGACGATGCGGATGTCAAGAATGAAACCGGTGAGTTGCTGGTCAAGCGTTCTGACTTTGAAGGACCGGTGGATGTGGTACCGGTATCCGACCCCAATATTTTTTCGGAAGCGCAGCGTTTTGCGCAGGTTCAGGCGATAGCCCAGCGTTCGTTGGCGTTGCCGCAGATTTACGACTTACGCAAAGTAGAAGAGCGCATTTTAGCGCAGCTCAAGATCCCGAATGCCAAGGATCTATTGCTCCCGGCTCCGAAGCCGAAGGAGTTGAATGCGGTCAACGAGAACGTCGCGGCGAGTTTGGGTCGCCCGGTATCGGCGTTCCCCGAGCAGGATCACCTTGCTCACTTGCAGGTGCATTTGGACTATTTGACTTCTCCCATTTTGGGAAGTTCGATGTTGATTGCTCCGCAGTTTATTCCGGCCATAATGAATCACATCAAAGAGCACATTGTGTTGTGGTACGCCACGCATGTCTTTGAGGTAGCTTCTTCGGCGGCGGGGCAAGACATCAGTGAGTTCCAAAAGGTGAAGGCTCCCGAGGTCAAGCGCGAGTTTGATCAGCTCTTGGCGGCGACGAGTCAGAAAGTGGTACCGGATGCAGCGCGAGCGTTTGGCGCAATCCCGCAGATTGTTCAGCAGGCGATGGGGATGCTTCAGCAGTTGCAGGGTATGGGGGCTCCGCAAGACCCGCGAGTGGCTGCGCAAATGGCCGAAGTGCAGCGCAAAACCGCTGCCGATCAGGCCAGCATTCAGGTCAAGCAAGCCGAGTTGCAGTTGGCAGCGGCAAAACTTCAGCGCGAAGAGCAACAGGTTGCTCAGCGTCAGCAGGACAACATGCGCCGTGAGATGCTCAAGCAAGATCGGCTCGACAACCGTCAGGCAGCGGAGCTTGATGTCAAGTTGGTCACAAACCGCGAAGACAACGACACGGCGAAGCAGATTGCCGCGATGGAAGCGGTTACGGGCGAAAAGGTTGGTGTTTCAACAGGAACGGGAATCAATCCTTAGAGGTGATATATGGCAAACGACTACATGAACCAGCACAAGATGCTCGCAATGGGAGCCAAGGTGTCTGGGCAGAAGATGGTGAATGGTGGCCCGAAGAAGGGCATGGACATGGGTCCGAAGGGAGTCAAGGGCGATCCCAAGGCAACGCCCGCTATGATGACAAAGGGTAAAAAGAACGCATGATTGAGCGATTAATTGACGAATTGGAGTTGGCCAAGGCTCGCGTTGCACACGATGCGATGAAGCGGCAACTGGAAGGCAAAGACGCTCGGTTTGAATATGGCAAGGCAGTGGGCACTTACGCCGGGTTGCAGGCCGCAATTAACTACATCAATGGTCTTCTCTCGAAGCAGGAAGAAGACGACGAGGATTTGTAAATGCTAGCAGTAGATGAGGCTTTTCCTAGTGTAGAGCCGGGTTTGGTTCCTTTTGGTTCGCGTGTTTTGGTGCAGATCCGCAGTGCGAAGAAGACTTCGGCTGGTGGGATCATTTTGCACAGCGAAACGCGGGAAACTGAGATCTGGAATACCCAGATTGCGAAAGTTGTGAAGCTCGGGCCGTTGGCCTTCAAGAATCGCAACACGATGGAATCTTGGCCGGAAGGTAATTGGTGCAAAGAGGGCGAGTTCGTCCGGGTGCCCAAGTACGGCGGTGATCGTTGGAAAGTGCCGTTTGGCAAGGACGGGGATGAAGAGGCCCTGTTTGTAATCTTCAACGATTTGGACATCGTGGGTGGTGTAGTGGGTGATCCGCTTGCCATCAAGGCGTTTATCTGAGGGTTGAATCATGGCTAAAGATCAATTGACCGAGAGCGACGACACTTCTGAAAAAGAAGAATATGTTGTTGTGGAAACACCTCCCGAAGAGGCTGAGGCTC